ATACCCACCACACCATCACCTACCTGCATCATCTGACTATCCAACTGACGCCGCATTTCATCCAATGCAGTAGCAGTAAGACGTCGCACACTATTGACGATAGCCTTACGAGCATCGTCAGTAGCCCACTGAGTCAACTTGGTGTACTCAATGTTCTCACTCAAGAACACACAGTTGAGTACTGCCTTATCGAACGTGGGACCACCACCACGACCCAGATCGCCACCATCTGGATTAAAGTACTGGAAACTACCACCCGGACGTAGTTCCAGCGGTACACGCATCTGACGATGAGAGATTTTTTCTACGTCACGTTTCTTAATGTGAGCGTAGAATTTATCCTCTCTCTCGAACAGCACACGGACTTTTGGAATTACCTTTTCCAGTTCCGTTGCTGCTACTTGAGCCTCAACTACTGCCATTCATTTTCTCCCCTGCTAATCTTTCATTAGCACGTCTAGTGTAGACATACCTCTTGGTATATCTTTTGCGGTTTTGAAATTACCTTTTCCACTAGATGGGGAAGTGGATCGTCCCGGTGTTATTGGACCTGTCTTAGCAGGTCTTTCTTCTTCTACTTCGTTCGTGTCCGACCGCCTACCCTTCAAAGCATCTGTTCGTGCCTTTTTTATTACGCTAGGCAACAGCGTTTTCGCTTTACTCAGGTAGGCTGACTTTATCTTATCCGTCGCACTCTTCTCGAAATTACTCTCGAATGCTTTCTCCCACAACTTGTCGAGGAGAGATCTGAAGCGTGCATCCTTACTTATCAGATCCTCTAGATTATTGAATGCTTCAGTCGTAGCATGACGTTTCACATAGTCTGACATTGTACCATTAGGATCTATATGTCCGTCAATGGTAGCTTTCAATACGTTGTCGGCTTTACCCTGTAGATCATCTTTTACCGACTCAAACTGCGTGTATACCCTTTGCTGCTGTTCCTGCTGAATCTGTTGTTCACGATACTGTTCATCTGGTGGCTGCTGTCTACTGAGGAGAGAAGGAGGACGGAACTGTTGTGAACCAAATACAAATTGATTCAATACGTTCGCGGCTGCCTGTAATGGTGCGCCCTGTTCTCCTAATGCTCTACCCTCACGTACCATCGTAATGATGGTGTCCTTTATCACGTTTCCGAGTACGTGATAATAAGCCTGTTGGTCTACCTGCTTCAATGCAGGAAGATAATTGTCTGCGATCTTATAGAATGCTTCTGGATCTTCCTGTCTCGCCGCATTCAGAATTACTGAAATATCTCCATTCATTACCTGCTGTTCAGTTTGATCCAATATCCTAGACTTTTCTGCCGCGATGCGCGCATCCTGAATCGTAGGTAGAATCTCTGTAAACTGCTGTTCCCTATAATATGCCTTCTCTAGATACGGAAAATCCTTAAACAGTTTAGGATATTTTGCTAGTATTTCTTTCCTACGTACAGGTGTAGTGAGTTCTAAGAGATCTTCTTCTGATGGCGGCTTGAGTTCTTCTTCAAGTTCCTTAATCTCATCTGTTTCTTCCTCATCTTCTCTTTCTTTGTCTTTTGGTGTGGATTCCTCATCTTTTTCACCTGTATCAGTTTTACCTACTTTGGGCAGTTCTAATACTTCAGGTTCTTCCTCTGCATTCAATAACTCGAAAGTTTCTTCACCTGCATCAGTATCTGTAATCTCATCGGCCATCTTGAACTCCTATTGCATGACAGGTTGGCTCTGTCCTTCATTCATTTGTTCGCCTGTACTGGCACCCTGTTTTGGGGGAGGTGCTTGACCCTGTGAAGGTGGCATCATACCACCTTGCGCCATCATCTGTTTCTGCTGTTCCTCCATCATTCTCTGCATATCCATTTCTTTATGCATTTTCATGTGCAGAAGCACATTTTCATATCCCGCTGGATTTTCCAGCTTGCACAATCTACCTGCATCACTTACCAACCATCTCCTGTCAATGTCTGCTGCCAGTAGATGATTGTCTGCATCATAATCTGGTTCGATACTAGGCACGCGCATGGGTGGAGGAGGTGGCATACCCATCATCATAGCCTGTTCCTCCATCATAGAATCAGGAGGCTGTTCAATAGGCTCTGAATTGATTAGGAGTTGAATTTCCTCATACTCCTTCTGTCTATCATCTTCATTCGGTATTACGAATTCATTCAGTCCTATTGCTCTCTTAATGTATGGAATGTTTTCAGGAGTCATCAGCATAGCCATAATAGGATCATTGTTCATCTTGAACAATTCCATGATAGCATCTTTCTGCTGATTCCAAGTGATAGGCAGATTCTCATTAGCTTCTAATTCGATCTCTCCTATCTTCCCCTGAAGTTCTGACATTCGGATGAAGATGTTGACGAAGTTACCAAATTCATCTTTCTTTACCTGTTTTTCGTCATCCTTCATCTCTTTGATGTACATCGGAATGGCTTTAGCGAATATCTGCTTCCACCAAACTGTTAGCATCTTCCATGTAGTTTGTAGGCGCTGGAGAGCCTGGGAACGACTCATACTATATTCGGAGGCTGTACGTGAGCCGGACATTTGCCCACCGAATAGTGAGGGGAGAGCGCCAGATACCATTTGACCTATCTCTTGTACCTTCTGCGCGAATGGTAACACCTCTTGAGATAGTGTAGCTGTTTTTACTTCGTAGAACCCCTCTGAGAGTGGTTTACCAGATTTAGGAGTAGCAGGGTAAATTCCACCCGGAATTACTTCAGAGTTTCTATACGCATTAAAATTGAGTACTTTTGGATCTGCAAAAGTCTGCGGGATTCCATGTTCCACAGTCTGGAGTACAAGCGAAATAAGATCGTTGGTGATGTCTTGTACTGAAGTAAGGAGTAGACCGATAGGATCAAAATGAATATAATCCGACAGGGGGTTATAAGTAAGGGTCCAGCAATCATCCAGAGATTCATTTTCAGCATCTGCCACAAAGTCATCGACTATAACCACCTTTACGCCATCGGGGAATTGTTTTTTCAATTCCTCCATTTCTTCTTCTTTCAGGATGTTGTAGGAACAGGGTCTAAGCCAACAATTCCTTACAGTGACGTTGTTAATTGGATGTTCCCCACGATACTGAGGTGAAGTACGGCCCCACTGTTCATAAAGATCGTAGTGCGCGCTTCCTCGCTGAATTTTTTCCCTGAGATCCGGGTACTTGTGTAATACGTTCGTAAAATGGGTTTCATACGAGTAGATGAGGTAGGAACATTCAGTTTGATTACGCGCCCAGACGGGTACTTTAACGAAAAGTCCACCATACACCTCCATGCAAATCCTACTCTTGGGATGTTTGGTTACGCCCGTTAGTCTACGCACAGTAACAGTCTGATTTATCTTGTCAGGAATGACCATCTGCGCGCACGTAGGACACATTTCGAGTCCTTCTTCAATCATGCTGTTAGCTAGTACATCTTCCTCCGTTGGCATGAATTTATCTTCTTGTACATACGATATAGTCGGATCTGCTAGTTCATTTCTACAGATCGGACATACTTTCTGTGTCTGATATTCAGGAATATTATCGTATGTTTTCTTTTCGTATGTTCCGTATGCCTCATCTTCCTTCGGGTATGCATAACATGCAGTCATACCCTCAGTGCAAAAAACAAATAGAGCATGTAACCAAAAAAGAGGAGCGTCATTGTGTCTAAACACAAGTTCTGCGATCTTATTACCCGCTTTAGCCGTTGTAACATCTATCGGATTGTCCGCATCATCAGGGTAGCAGGTAATAGGAGGAACAGTGACAGAAAGAGCAGCAATAATAGACTCCAGATAGGCACGGTAGATGTTGACTGGTTTGTCGTAGTATCCCTGATCAGTGTCTTGACCAGTTCTTTCAGATTCGGGTATACGCCAATCATGTGCTACCTCTGAATAGTATGTGTGTTGAATATTTTCCCACAATAGCTTTAATCTACGCCATTGCCTGATCTGACGATCACGCACACCTCTATCCTCATCATCGAAATGATCGACGATTTGTTTTAAGAGGCGTTTAGTTTCGTCGTCTAGTTTTTCTTTATCAGGCATTAGTAACCTGCCGCCTGCCTTGCACGCCCGCGTGTATTCCTTCTTCCACCAGTTCCACCAGAGAAGATACGAGGCATTCTCTGTGTTGTAGTGATAGGCTTATCCTGTTCATCCTTCTCACCAGTATCAGTTACTATGTCGTATCCTCTACGGAAGGGCTGATTTCTTATTCCCTCTTGCCTACCCTGGAATATCGACTGTGATAGATTGGGGAATGACTGATCCAACTGATTCATTGGATTGTCTCTGTATCCATATCCCCCACGTGGCATTACTCCACCTCTCGTATTAGCTGTCTGTCTACCTGTACTCGCTACAGAAGAATTAACACTCTTACTCTGTGGCTGTGATCCACCTCTATCAGCAAAAATACTCTGTACTCCCTTAGCTGCTATCTCTCCCCAACCCGGTCCCTTATTACCACCACCCCAATCATCATGTATTACGTACGGATCAGGATTACTTCTACCACCCTGACCAGTCAAACCACCTGCCAAGATACTCTTTCCGGTCTGTTTGGCTACACCTTTAGCAGTATTCCAGAATCCCTTAGTAGGACTTAATCCTTTACCAGCACCAACAGGTACTTTAGCACCAAGATATCCTGTAGCTCCACCTACTGCACCAGCCTTGAGCGCATCTGTCCACGATCCACCTGACATCTTCTTCTGAAGCGCACTCGTACCGGCACCAATAGCCATACTAGCCAGTGGACCTACACCGGGTATGAATGAGGCTGCTATTGGAGCTACTTTAAGTAGACCTTTTCCTAACGATCCCCAAAATCCCATCTCTTACTCCCCTAGCTAATACAAGGAGATTCACTTCCTAGTTGAGCATTACATTTTGTACAGAATGAACCATTCATATAAAATTGCCAATTATGTTTTGGTTCAGACTTTTCCTCTAACAAAGCAAGAACACTATCTAGTTGAACGTAACTTATTTCTTGCCCACCAAGATATTCCCTACGTCTTGGTAGTTGTTCAATTTTTTTCTTAAGATTGTCCATGATTACTTCAGATTCAGAGGAACGTCTACGACACCGAATGCGCGTAGAAGAAACAAGATGCAGATCAATACTACGACTACTCGAATCACCACCACGATAGGTGGACTCATCGGTACGTAGTTTTCGAGTAGGTAGAGACACACGCCGACGATAACTAGGACGATAAGGAGAGTAATCATTTATTCACCTGTAGTTGTCAGCGGTTCAGGAACGTCTATCCCTAATTCCTTCTCTAATTTCTCTATCTCTTTGTGCTTATCACGCATCAATTCTGCCTGTTTACGATCCTCAGCCTCTAACATCTGTTGTCTGACTCTCCACGGCGTAAACTGAGGGCGTACTGGTACATATTCCTCTGCCTTCTCAGGTAGAGGTTCGGGTTTATCCTTGTCCAGTAGTCTGTGTAGGAGTTCCCCACGCTCACGCTCACTCTTATCGAGTTGCTCACGCAGTATCTCGCACGAACCACATGGTGTAGGAGTCAACCCGAACCACTTATACATCAATTCTTTAATCATTATGTTTCAGTATCACACGCGCAAATGTTTGAAGATTGAATTCTACCGTGTCCTGTGTAGTCCACAACCTATCATCAGCAGCCCATTCCTTTGCAGCCTTTATCTGCTCAGGATTAAGCTGAATTTGTCCTGTTTCTACAATCTTAATACCGTTCTTAGTGTCGGTATCTTGAGACTGGTTTAATCGAGTCATCCGTTTCTACTTTCGCCATGTTGCGGTAGAATGCTGTCCAATCATTACTCTGATTCAGCTTGTTTATTAGTGCTTCTTGTGCTTGGATACGCTTGAACTCTTGATTGCTCTCATCAAAGAATCCTTCTGCTGCATCGACAAGGTATCGCAACCCATCAATCGGATCATCGCCCTCGAATTCCGCAATATCTTCCGCTGGTTTATTTCCTTTTGGCTTGTCATAGCTACATGCTTTAATTGCTTCAACCAAAACTGGTGCTGCTCCTGCAAAAATTTGCAATTTAGGAAGATTTGTCTCTGGTTCTGGTGGATTAAAAGATTCCAAGTAAGATTTGTATTCCTTTTGGCCTCTATTTCGCATGATCCACATAGCGTATTCGTCGTTGTACGGCGCAATCTCTTGAGGATTGACAAGTTTAGGCGTCCAACGTAGATATTCATGTATTAATTGCTTTCCTGCGACCCTAGATCCGGGTGTATTCATGGATAATTCTATAGGTTGGCCTAATTCTTCCTCAATTTGCTGCTGAATTGTGTGTTCTTGACCTCTATCTTGTCCTGCTGACTTACAGAATCTGATAAGTCTAGGATTCTCCTTGTCAACATGGACCTTAACATAAGCAGCCCACTCCGCAATCTTCGTTTTAACCCAATGTTGTTCACGATATATGTACACGCGCTTGTTTGGAGAGATCGCAGCATATCCAATCCATGTCATTGCGGTGAATCCCCAGTCACCAATGACCATCTTAGGCCACCATGCAGGGATTTCAAACTCTGGAACTACATGGAGAGCATTATCCGGCTCATCTTCAAACTTTCTGTCTCTAAATTCATCAAAAACTTGACCCTGATACGCATCCCAGTCACCATATAACTTTGCTTTACGCTCGGCGTCTACTGTTATTCCCTGAAGTGACTGTTTGTACGTCGGATCTATGTGCGAGTTATCTTCGAGAGTCGAGTGGATGTAGATTCTTTTGTTTCCACCTTTTCCAATGATGATTTTTCCACCTTTAGGATATGGTTTAATGAATCTCTTGTATGTCCAAGTATGTCCGATGCCTCCCGGCATTCCGGCGGCGCGTGTAATGCTAGGTAATCCAGAATCCTTTGGAGCACGATTCCTCTGGAAGGTGATATAAGTATAAATCCATTCTGTAATTGAGGTAAGTTCATCAGGGGTATAGAGGCAAATCTGCATTGTGTCATATTGGTGTACGTCATCTTCATTTTCACAATGACCTAGAAAGATCATTGCTCCGTCATTTACTCTACCCGTACTTCCATACTGATCTTCGCGTGGGAATGTCCAACACATTTCTGTCTTGTTAAGTGTCGCACCAAATTTCCTATAAAGTTCTCTGCTTCTTGGGATGATTTCATTTCTAAGTTCTGGATACGTGCGACGCATGAAAACTTGCTTGAACTGTGGATGCTCGTGCCAACGATGGACAATTCCATACAATAAGAGTACGTCTGACTTACCTGATCCTGCGCCTCCTCCATAGAATGCTTCCTTTACTGTTGTAGGAATAGATAGAAATAGTTCCTGTTTAGGCTCTGGCCTCCACTCATTCCTTGAATAGACTGGAGGCTTTGGATCTACGTCTATCACATACCACCCTGACTACGCATATTCTGTAACCATGATGGAGCTATACCTCCTCCACCACCTCTATTTTGCATATCCCAGAAATTACCTCTACCACCACCGGGAAATCTCTGTGGTCCTCCAAATGGACCCATCTGTGGAGGCTGTTTCATACGATTAATCATATCCATAGCATCTTGTGGAGGTTGCTGTGGTAACATATCAGTAACATTAGCTCCACCCGGTGTTGGGTCCATTCCTCCCCGTGATGGTGTATACATCTGTGGAGGATATGCAGCACCACCATTAGGAGACTGTGGCTGAATAGGTGGAGCCATTTGTGGAGGTACTGGTGCGGGTGCAGCTCTTGGTTGTGATGGTACAGGAGGACCAAGAGTTGGACCTATTCCTCTATTACCTCTACCGACAACATTCTGCATCATGTTGCCGACTTGACTACCTTGACGTATTGTACCACCACCCATACTAGGTGGTCCCATAGATCCACCTATAGCTCCACCCTGTTGTGGCATAGGTCTATTCTGAGGGCGCATCATATTACGCATTCCCCCACCACCACCTCCACCCATCATTCCACCAGCAGCACCGCCCATCCCGCGCATCATACCAGAGAACATTGCCATCTCTTACTCCTTCGGCTCCCACAGAGGCGTATCAGGATCGAATGCGGGTACATATCTATCAGCTACTGGTGGGTAATTCGCAGAATCATCTTCCTTTACCCAACATGGATATCCTTCACCGCCTGAATCTATCTGAAAATCCCAATGAACTCCATCTGGAGTAGCTACGATATCTGTAGTGAATCCTTGTTTGTATGCCTCAGTCGCTCCGCCATGATTTGTAGAACCTAACTTTGCAGAAACTACTCCTACATACTGACGACGTAGTTCCCATGCAATCCACTTAGCCCAGTATGCGCCTCTCTCGATTCCAGCTTTAGGATCATGTTGGTTAATTCCTATCCTGTCGATGCGTAACCATCCATCATCATTAGCTTCGTGATGACCCGGTTCATACAGATAGGGGAATAATCTTTTACGGAGATCACAGACTAGATCGTACTGATCCTCTAGATCCCCAACCTCTAGAAAGGGCTGTATACCTTTACTGTTCCATCTGATCTAGTTTCCGTGAGTACACGCGCACCCAGATTAGGAGACTCCAATACCTGAATCACTACAGGATGATCCCCATTGACTCCCGGCTTATGTCTGATCCCTCTGAAGTAATGTCCATTCTTCCTCGTAGTCCAGATGGTGAATCCCATTGGTTCTTCACCATCATCTAGACCTACGGTCACATGACATGGAGTAGGTGGATCTTCTATCTCGAAATCAATTCCATGTCCGTGTGGATCTGAACGATTACATTCAGGATCATAGCTGTGAAGTACTACGCGCATATCATCTCCATCTGTGTCAGGAAATTGAATTGATTCCGCTATTGCTTCATACTGAGGTGCAATGAGAGGTCTAAGATTTGGATCATCATATCCAGTTCCTCTCCAATCACCTGCTGAGAATGCTATAGCCCCTTCAGTGGTCTGAGTATCCGCTAGAATCCGTGAGATGACTGGAGCTATCTGTTGAATCTCTGCACGATTGGATTCTAGATGACCCGCATTATTTGCATTAGAGAAATATGTTTGCGGTATGAGGATGCAGGGTCTATTAGCTTCTCTTACTTTATCTCTACGAGACTGCTCGAACTGTTCGAGAGATTCACCAAGAGGTTTCTTCCAATAACATTCGACTCCGATTATCTCTGCATTCACTGGTAGACGTACACCATGAGGAACATATGCGATGGTTGGAAAATATTCCAATTCCCCTGAACTGATGCGCGCGTGTATCTCCTCTACCTTTCTTTCTATCGAATCCGCATCACCATCAGGATCACCAGCTGTATAGTAATAAAGCCATTTACCTGTGGCATGATCCTCTACGTGATTAGGATTCGTCTTGTCGTCTAGCCAACAGTTTCCGGGGAATGTTCCATTATTATAACGGTCGAATGATCCTAACCATACCTTACGATTGATTTCGGTGATTGGAGGAAGTGGAACTTCAGTATTCTCGTATGGCATTGAGGGACAATCCCTCTCTACGTCCCAATATTTTACTAGATGATCCGGTCCCTCCCCTGTAGTTGTGGAATATGCTACAACCAGTTTACCATCTACAACAACAACATCATGGTGATAAACATGATCTGAATTAGAGATGAGATAGAATTGCTGTGGATCAATACCCTTGTGAGATATGAGTCCAATGTTTGCTGCAAAGTATGTGATCCATAATTCGCCATGAAGTTCTTCCAGCTTAGCGTAGCTGGCTCCATTCAAGTATGCTAGTGGTTGACCCCAGAATCCTAACTTTCCATTAGTTTCATTCCATACTGCGTTACCCCATCTGAGTACGTGGAGTCCATAACGAGTAGGTAGTTGTGCTTCTTCACTATCTCTACGAACTATAGTGGGTCCGTTGTCATCCTGTCTATTCGGTGTATAGACTAATGATCCATCTCTACACGCGCATCCACGACCATCAGTGACTACACGAGATAAGCCAGCTTTAGGAGATTCGATGGCACCAACTAATCCAATACCTGCGCCCCATGCAAGATAATAACCAGTCTCAGCGGACGCGCACTCATTAATTAAATGTCCTAAATTCCCACTATTATTAGAGTCTATATTCATCCACCATAATTGATCGTTGATCTGGTGAAGGATAGTGTCGGGGTATAGCCATACTGAGGGTCCACCTCCATCCCCTCGCAGTAGGTAGCCGTCTACTGATAGAGGTCCATTACCAACACCCATCACAGCCTGACCCCGACTATTCAATCTAGGCACTTAAATCTCGTGTCCTCTTAGACCCTCCTTCGGAGGGCGAATTAATCTCTCTTTAGAATGATGGGAGTATTCGATGTAGCGCGTATGAATCCACCAGCTACTTTAGCTGCTCCACCTGTAAGTGTAACAGCTACGTTAGCGGTGAATGCTGCTGTATTGGATTGCTGAATAGTAGGAGTGGTAGCGTCAGTGGTTAGTGTTACCGCTACTGCTGGTAACGCATAGATCACGTTAGCTACGAGTGTGACTGGCTGACCTATAGGGAGAAGTTCGAGAGGCATTTATTTTACCTCTCTGATCTACGTCCCAATGGAGGCTCGACTACTTCAGGAGGTTTGTTCCCATCGAGTACGTGTAGGATCGCTCTGTATGCCTTGTCTGCGAACTGTGTGTCGCTGCACGACACGTCTAAGATTTTACGTATGTAAAGATTCTGTTCCTCTGATGTTTCCAGTCTAGTAGACTTAGGATCTACTAGGACTGGAGTGAATGAGTCCTGATAGACTGGTACTTCTATGTCTCCTACTCTACGAGTCTGATCTAACATGATTTACTCCCTATTCCTGTAACTGATTGATTACTTCAAATGATCTTTCATCTCTGAACTGTGGAGCATAGATTACAAACTGTGGAACTTTACCTCCACCCTCTGGATCTACGGCTTTATCAGGCTCAAGATTCTTGATGACTACCGCCATATCCTTAGCGATGCCTGACAGATCCTTAGCATCAGCATAGTCTAGCTTCTCTTGTGTGATGGCTCCAAGTGCAGCATTCAATGTTTTAGATGCACGCTTGATAGCACGCGCACGCGACTTGTTTATGTGAGAGATAATCTCTTTATTCGGAGAGTTGTATGATGTGGTGCTCGTCGCACCCTTAGCATAGGCAGATACTGAGGAAGGAGAGATACCGAAGTCTTTTGCTAGATCGAGTGCAGCCTGTCTACCGTCTATTACTGCTGTCTCACCTATGATCTTGCGTAGCGAATCAGGTACGTTGTTATCCCCATTCTTTCTGCCACGAGAAGGTGAGTCAATGATCTCCACCACGGAGATAGGAGGATGAGACTCTTTCTTAGATGATGAAGGAGAAAGATGTTTTAGTTCATCCTCGAAATCATCATTTGATACTATTCCAATCGGCATATCTACTCCACCGTTCAGTCCAGTCTACCATGCCTGTCAAGTCGGACCGCGTGTAACCCCTTTGTTTGGAACGACTTGCGGACGAAAAAGTGTATGAAACTACTACACTTATTATACTTTTAATGTATACCTCCTTAATATATGGGACCCATAATCTATATATACCCTAAGAGACATTATTTCACTCAAGCCCCCTCGCGCATGTCTGGGAGTCCCAAGCAGGCATGGGTGCCGGTGTAGTGGGGGCCAGGTCGATTATTCGCACGAGCGTAGAAAAAAAACTTGCATCGAGGAGATGCAATCGGCCCATCTCGTGAGATGATTATCTGGTCCGAGCGGTAGCGCGAAAGCGCAGAACCCGCCGGAACAAGATCGGGAGTCGAGCGGATCTCCTCCCACCAGACGGTAAACGCAAGACCGGCCCGGCGGCTACCGGGAATGATAGGTAGGTGTTACGTGGCAGTAGAACTCGAAAAGAAATCATCGACTGGGAAAACGTCAGCAGCTCGTGGCAAGACGTTTCCCGAAATCTCGTATCCGTTCGTGTGGACGGAATACAAGAACGATGAGAGCATGGTCGAAGCGAACGACCAAATGACGCTGGAGGAGCAGCGGAAAGAGCGGAACAAGCAGCGGAAGCTGAAGGCTCGCAACGCTGCACAGAACGTCGCACTTGATGCGGCTGGCATCGAGCAGAGCACAGCGGAAAATGATCCTCAGGTTCGACTCAAGGACATGCTTCGCACGTTGCTCACCGCGAAGCTGGCTGATGGCACTCCGAAGTATACCGAAGAGAAGGCGCGAGAGATGGCGTCCGATCTCGTGGGCGAGGAGTGGGCCGAGTAGTTAGGGACCACGGGCCAGCTATCATTCCGGTAGCTGGCCCATCTTCTGAAATCCGAGAGGACAGAACATCATGGATCAGCGTATCGTCAACACTCTCCTGCTGGCAGTCAAAACCGCTATCAGCATCGGCAATACCACATCGGCGTATGTCTACTCGCGCATCCTAGCGCGATACGCACGACTCACCGGCAAGATCTGACCGACAGGCAGGGGACAGCCACCCTGCCTCCTTCCGCGCGTGCGCCAGGGGTCAGCCCTGTGCAACTCCTGTGCATTCCCCTGTGCATTCGTGCTACGCACTCCTTATTATCTCCTGTGCATATCCCACGTATAAAGTGACCCGTGTATGTGTGTGTCCATCTGTCCGTGTCCATGTGATAGGCCCATACCCACCACACGCCGTCCTCTAAAGGGGACATGAAAAGAAGAAGGATAATAAATACTATTTTTTTTTTTATATTTTTTATTATCCTTTTCCCCTATCCTTTTTTCAGGACGTGTCCTCTTTTGAGGTCTTGACTAGGCTTGGCGGTCGTGGTAGACTCACAGACACGGACACGCGGACACAGACACACACAGGAGACTTGGCACGGTTTCGATTTCCTCGGGGTCACACTTTGTATAAGGAGAATGTATCATGGCAAAGCATCCACACAGACTAATCCTGAATCAGAAGAAAACATGGAGGTGTACATTACCGGGCTGCACGTATTTCATTCATTTAGGTCTTGCGCACACACTACCGGGCCGTCTATCAATCTGTTGGGAGTGCAATGAAGAATTCACACTAGACGACGAGGCATTGAAAGATGATATGCCAAAGTGTGATAATTGCAGAAGAAAGATGGAAGGTGGACCATCACGCGACGAAGTGAACGAATATTATGAAGTCAAGTTAGCTATGGGCAGAGCTAAAGTAAAGCATATCAGTGAGCTGTCTCCAACCGCGCTCAGCCTACTGAAATCCATGAATAACGTATCAGATAGAACAATAGAAAAATTCATGTCATTACCGAAAGAGGATCAGATCGAGGTGATCGAGCCATGACCCCAGAGCTAGAAGAATTCGTCAAGATACTAGACAAACAAACAGAGAAGTATGAAAAACAGGTTGAGAAAGCACAGCATGAGTTACAAGCTATAGCGAGGATAAAACAGAATCCAGAACTATACGTAAAGGACTTTAAGAAAGATTTCCCACATTTATTCTCAAAAGGATAATCCAAAGTATACTTTGGCCCGCCGGAAGTGTCCCAGAACGAGACACCCCCATATCTTGGGGTCCGGCGGGCCTTCTGGAGCCGGAAGCGGCACATCTTGGGGGTTCCAACCCGTCCCGGCCATGAGACAATGGAGGCTGGCCGCAGTTCTACACCAGCTATTATACTTCCAAGTATACATAGCGCATCATCCGAGAGGACATACCGTATGAAACGGTTCTACTGCACAATCTGTGAGAAAGTAAAGCGGGTGCGTAAGTATCCGCGCAATGTAGCTCTGTCTACACGCGCATCCATTCATCCTGAAGAACGTGTCGGAACGTGCAATCGACACGCTGACGAATCCATGCTGCGTGTAGCACGCAAGGCAGGTGGACGATGATTACTGCATCTAGAGTATCATCCAAGATGGGCGATTGTGAATGCTGCATCAAGTCCATCAACGTCGAATTGCATCTGCATGACAGCATGTGGATGTGCAATGCGTGTGAGACAGATCACCTGACAGCTAAGAAAGTGTCGGTTGAGAAGATCATGGACGACGTGAATAAGTATGACACGCCGACCAATATGAAGATGGATGTGCATCTCGCACGCACTATGCCCATCATCGAGCTGCGTGCTCAGATCGAACAAGACGAGAACATTCCTACCGATCAGAAACTTGCTGTATTCACACAGATCGGATACGAGCGGTTTCTGGCAAAGAAACAGGCCATATTCGACCAGCAGCAGAAATTAGCTGAGGATCAGGATGAGGCTAGACTCTGGCAAGTAAATCTGCAAGAGGCGGTAGGTAAACTCCGAGTCGAAGAGCGTGCGAAGTATTCAGACCTGAATATCTCATACGCGCCAGCACCTATCACGAAGAAACAGAAGTCTACTAAGCCAGTCGGTCCCGGTAAGGAAAAACCACTCAACAAGAAGGAACTTTTCGCTGCTGCTGAGAAGTATGGCGTTCCTTCCCACAACATTCGTTCGATTATGGTCCGTAAAGGCTGGACAGCGGATCAGGCTGGTCAGCATCTCGCTAATCTACTGAAGTAATCACGTATCCGAAAGGACGTGGAATCATGACAGTAAAAGAGTTAATCGAAGTTCTCCAAACGTGCAATGATGATGCAACTATCATCATTAAAGACGACAATGGTAGTGGATCTGGTATCTATGACGAACAGATTTGGGCTACCTCTGACGGTCTATCCGTTATTATTGATCCTTCCTACAGGGAGAATGAATAATGGACAGAAAGCAAGCGTCAGAACTACTCAGGAAGGAGATGAATCTTCATGGCTTACAGTCATGGAGTATTCGTCTCAACCAGAATGCCGAGAGTCATTTTCTCGGCCTCTGCTCACACAAGGATAAGTGCATTATCTTATCCGCCCACCATATCGACATTCATCCTGATCCAGACGTAGTTAATACTATACGTCACGAGATCGCACACGCACTCACGCCGGGACATGCACACGACGATGTATGGGCAGCTAAAGCACGCGAGATTGGCTGCGACAATACGTTGCCATGTTCTAACCTTTCACTCTCACCTGATATCATCGACGCCATTCGCTCTGGTGCAACCGTCGAAGTAACATTCGACGAGCAAGTGATCCGCACACCGAAGTATAACATCACTCGCCTACAGGAGAGATGTGAAGTGTGCGGTAAGGTTGCCAAGCAGAAGTCAGAACTATTCGTTCCACAAGCGGGTGACACTACTCCAGACATGAAATTCATCACACTGGAGTGTGGTCACTTGATGATTAAGAAGATCCCAAAAGGCACGCCATTTCATCTCTTTCAGATGGGCGGTGATCCTAACTGCAAGCATGTATGGGACAAGAATAACTGCACACTCTGCAATCGCAAGCGTCCATACGATTTCCAGATCTCTGGAATGCAGTTCATCGAGGCTGGACTCGCCATTAATAATGGTGCTGCATGTTTCGATGAGATGGGCCTCGGCAAGACAATACAGGCTGGTGGTTACATTCACTATCATCCTGAAAAGAAGCCTGTCGCGTGGATCGTCAAGTCTGGCCTGAAGTTCCAGACAGCATCATTCATCATGCTCTGGATGGATGAAGTTCCACAGGTCATCAACACTTCCAAAGACTATCTCCTGCCTGGTATCCAGCACTACATCATCGGATACGATATGCTCGTATCCAAGACACGGGTAATGAAGAAGTCTGGTAAGACGGTCACTAGTGGATTCGATATCACACAGTTCGACCGTGTAGGCGTCAAGACCATCATTCTTGATGAGTGTCAGCAGATTAAGAATGTAGACTCCTCACGCACTCAGATGGTTCGTCGTCTCGTCAAGGGCCGTCAGGTAATTCCACTCTCTGGAACACCGTGGAACAATCGTGGAAGCGAATTGTTTCCTGTCCTCAACATGATGGACCCAGTTAAGTTCTGGTCTGCTGAAGCATTCTCCAGACAGTGGGTTGAGAAGTTCTGGCACGGTAACATCCTGAAAGAGGGTGGTATCCGTAACATCAAGGCATTCAAAGAGCACACGAAGGATCTACTTATCCGTCGTGAACGCACTGAAGTGATGGCAGAACTACCGCTCATCAATCGCACGAAGCTCAACGTCGTGATGAATAAAGATGAAGCGGAACAATACGATGAAGCTGTTGAGGAGTTTGTTCAGTGGTATGAGGAGAATGTCGAGAACATGTCTGGCATGGCAATCATTGCAGCCATGCAGAAGATGCGTCACCTCGTCGCACTCGCCAAGATCCCTACGACTCTTGAATACGTCGATGAGTTCGTCGAGGACACTGACAGAAAGTTGGTAGTATTCGCGCATCACAAGGACGTGCAAGCGATTCTATTCGAGGAGCTGAAGAAAAAGTATGGCTCCGAGATGCCGGTCCTACAGATCGTAGCCGAGATGAACGCATACGCACGCAACACGGCAGCAGATCAGTTCAATGCTGCTCCTCGTGCTCTCATGGTAGCTAGTCAGCAAGCTGCTGGAGAGGGACTGAATCTGCAAACGTGTAGCGACTGCGTAATGCACGAGAGACAGTGGAATCCCGGTCGTGAGGAACAGTGTGAAGGACGTTTCATCCGTATCGGTCAGACTGCTAAGTCAGTGTCTGCCGTATATGCTCACCTCGAAGGACTGACAACGATAGATCCACAGATAGATGTTATCGTCGAGAACAAGCGCATTCGGTTCCACGACGCCATGAATAAGACTGAGATGGCTCGATGGAATGAAGATGCTATGATGAAGGATCTTGCATCTGCCATTGTAGCCGCACACAATGCCAAGAAGAACCGAAAGGTATTGGCTAGCTAACTATGAGGATCACTATCTACTGCGACCGTGGACGTAGGCACGTAGCCGATATTACGTCGGATAGCGCGTGGACCTGCATGTATCTGGCACAGCGGTTTATCACCGCTAACTACACATGGAAGGTGAGTGTATGGAACTAATCAAGTCGAATCCACCAGCAGAGATATCTACACTGGGGAGAGATCCCCAGTGTATGGTATGCGATCGTCCAATCGTGGATGGTGATGTTGCCATCCAGCTTATCAGTGGTAAGGTAACGTGGGACGATTGCTGTGAAGTTCACAAGGAACTAGTCATCAACTTCCAGGAGAATGAGCACGAGACATACTTCGTAGCTCACACGCGCTGCTACCAGAGGAGCTAATGACTTACACTATCACCCCTGCTAGGGACGGAGAAAAGTGTCATGATTGTGGTGAGCCTGCTACCGTAACATTGGTAGCAGATTCATCCAACGACGGCAACACGGATGAAGTATCATTCTGCGAAGTGTGCGCAGAGAAGCGGAGGATCAGCTAATGAGTGAATGGAAGATCGAGTTTATGCGTATCCCATCGGAGCCTCGCGGTTATACCGTATGGCTCACATGGGGACGTAGCGGATTCATGGTAGGCACTGTTCGTCCGTATGGCACGGAACGACGCTGGATTGCATCATTCGATGATGGTCGTGGACCTAACACGCGCACTGGTGACAAGCTAATCTGCGCATCACGTCAAGCAGCCGCAGAGTGGCTCGTGGAAGTATCTAACACACAGCTTACACAGCGATAGGACTAAGGGACTGATACAGAAATGTATCAGTCCTTTATTCGTGTTTCTGTGTTCGTCTAGCCTGTGCGCAGGGAGGATGTTATGGGAGACTAGACAAAAGGTTGGCAACCACATAGCCAGAGGTATTTCGTATTCATGGAGTCCACCTTGAGAAAGTGGACTCCAAACTAACAAGGAGAATGTAAAATGACTATCGTGAAATGGCTCATGTCCACTGGCGTCTGCACTACTGCTGAACTCCTCGCACTCAAACGTGAGAATCCCGCCGACTACGTGAGGTTGGCTGAGATGGCGATGGAGGAAATGAAAGCGAAGAACATTCCCATCGAAGAATCGGTGCAGAAGTAATGTCAGTGTTGGGATTCATTCTGTTCGCATTAGTGACTCTATTAATAATGGAGAATAACTAATGGGCGTAAGAATACTTCACGGACAGTGTTCTGCCGTGTTGTATTGTAGCACCACTGACTGGGCTTTCGGTCCAGTCTTTGGTGATACAGATACACATGATGCAGAGGAACGTGCAGAACTATTCTGTGACTGGCTACATGAGAACTATCATGTTGATCCACGCGCACTCGAAGATTCAGCACTCGAATCAAAATACGTCGAGTTCTGTAGACTCGAAGATGAACTGTGGAAGAAGAAGGAAGAATTGGAGGACGTAGGATAATGCCAGCTTACTATGACGACAACTTCGGATTCTGGGAAGATATGGATGATCCTGACAATCAGGAACACTATCGTCGCACTCAGAAAACTAACGTCCTGAAGAAGTGTAAGGGTTGTGGGCGTAAGGTGAGGATTCAGCCTGACTACGCATACTGCAACGGATGTGCAACCAAGATTGAACGGGGGATGGATATCTAACATGCCTAACCACTTCCATATTGATGTCGTAGTCACTCAAGAGGAAGTGGAGATCATCAAGGCAGAGTTTGAGGAATATGTAGAGGAAGCTGGTGGATTCTCTATCCATGTCATGTCAGATGATGAGGAAGTGATTCCATCAGCCCAACTACAGGCTGTCCTAAGTAAAATGTATCTCCACTTGCTAGCAACTATCGCATACGGTAAATTTCAAGGAGTCCATTAATTCCTATGACTAAAACGAGAATTATTGCGCCAAGACTATTCAACGGTGATCCAAGAGAACAGATCGGACACGGACTTCCACCTGCTATCAAACAGGGACTACGACGTATCGCAGGGCAGGAGAATAAGTCAGTATCATGGGTTCTGGAGGAGATCATCATTGATTACTTCGGTTTTAGAAGGCCACGATACAAGATCAGAAAGAAGAATGGAAAGGTATGACTAATATTAAATACTGTCCAAAGTGCAAGCGCGAGATTTGGCCTCACAGAAGGTGTATCTGTTGACTGACATACTGGTTCCGAAGAAGAACATCATCATGGATGCGACGACTCTATCAAGTCTAATGTCGTGCGCACGTTACCATGATATCAGGTTCAACCATCGGCTCGTATCCATGAGTGGTAAGTCTAATTCTCTTGAGGTAGGCTCACTCATTCATAAGGTGCTAGAGGTATTCTACAAGCATCAGATTGATGGCTTTCCTCGTTCTACATCCATAGGGAACGCACTCATTGCGGGTCAGCTATACATCACTGGCTGTCCATTCTGTGCGGATGGAACTAACAACACGCCTGCATGTAAGCATGAACCGGCAGAGTATCCGGGTGTAACCAATACGCCTGAGAATAACGAACGGTTCATTGTAGGTTGGAAATTCGCACTCGATACGTGCGAACAATACTTCGAGTTCTACAAGAATGATTCCTTCATTCCACTAGCCGCCGAGATAGTGAAGGGTGAAGTGATCTACGAGGATGATGAGATCCGCGTATTGTGGAAAGCCAAGTTCGATTTGATTATAGATACGAACCAAATCGGTATCATATCTATGGATCACAAGACGTTCAAGCAGAGGAGAGACAAGTCTACTCTATCGAATCAGTTCTTGGGTCATGCAGTTCTGCTGAAGTCACAGAACGTGATGGTGAATAAGATAGGACTACAGACTACACTGAAGATAGCGGAACGACTGAGCAGAGAGCCTGTGTCTCTATCGAATGATCGCATACTTGAGTGGCAGGGTGAGATCGTTCCTTACTACGCATACAAGTATGTGCAGTTCACTGAGTCAGGTTACTGGCCTCCAGACTACACGCACTGTGACAACATGTTCGGTCCCTGTCCATACAAGAGAGTGTGCGAAGCTGACAGAGGAATGCGTGAAGAAGTCCTGAGACTTGAATTTCAGAAGGCTCCTGTATGGGATCCACGGAATAAGGAGGATGTATGAGTGAAATATCATTCTATATCTTCATGATAGGATTTGGTTTAGGTTTCATATTCTGTTACGTTTGGAAGGAGGACTCATAATGCCTGTCTTTCTGAGAGATAAGATATGTGAATGCGTAATCAAGAATCGTGAAGAAGATGAGGACATGCGCGAGTGGCTCAAACGCTGCATGTGTATGTTCCACTGGATGCAAACGGATTACTATCAGTCGAAGGTTAAGTGACTAAGAGAAGTGAGAGGCAGGAAGGATATTGTTCACAATGCAGAGAGTGGACATATGTATCTCCATGTCCTAAGTGTGGATTGCCTGTCATGCCTACGACTATCGAGAAACGTCTGATGGACAGAGCTAAGAAACTCGATGAGGATATGCTCAGACAGTTTGTCAAGATCCGTCATGACGTTCATGCCCCATCAAGGTCATTCATCGGAGAGATTTACATGGCATTGGTGGATTCCTATAACCTCGGTATTAAGATGAAAGGAGAATTGCGTAAGAAGGTAGTAGGGGTAGTGAGTAAGTAACTGCGGGTAGGAGGAGTCGATGAAAAAGTATCTCGTGTTAGGTGTGATGGCGTTTGCATTGTCAGTGGTTCCTGCAAAGGCTGCATTGATGCTGGCAGGGACTATTGGTGGTGTGAACTTCTGTGCTACGGATAATAACGTAGCGTGTGGATTTGGTGTGCAGTTGTTCGATGTGAACTTGAATGCGAACATTCTGTCACTTGATCCTGCTAACATCGGTGGACTGGATATACAGGGTAGTCTGTATACTCAGACCATCGGTACGCACAATGTTCTGAACAGCGGATCATTGCTGATCGAGAACAATACTGCTGCTACTATCAATGGTCAGCTTGCAGTAGGAGGCACGGGCTTTGTTGGGCCAATCACTGAAGCTAACATCAGTGGTAGTGGAACATGGGAGGATGCACTTGGATCTACAATCACCATGAGGTGGTTTAATGATCCTAATAACGTGCAGGGTGGATTGGCTCCGGGTATTGTGCAGCCGGGTATTCTACTCTCTACATTCGGAGATGTAGCAGGTGCAGGGACAGACTCATTCAGTCATACATTGAATGGGATTCCTGTCATTGATCCTGCACTCTTTTCTATGAGTCTGCAATTCGATCTGTCTCTAGTTGCCAATGGAAACTTGGTAAGTAGAGGACAGACGATTACGAAGGATCAGGTAGTTCCTGAGCCTGCATCACTCGCACTCATGGGTATCGGCCTATTCGGAACAGCCATGAGACTTCGTCGTCGCATCGTGTAATAAACTGGGGGGAGTCAGTTCAATGATTCCCCCCATCTTCAATGAGATATTACATCCTGTATGTAATATGTCATGGAGGATACATGATTAAAGTAGACTACTGCCCTAACTGCAATGAGAACACGCTACACCGAGTAATAGAGGACGATGAAATCTTTGAATACGCCATGCAATGTTTGATCTGTGATGTAGTATTCCAGTGTAACCCTCCTACTAAGGAGCCAGTTCAACTGAAGTTTGATTTCGAGGTGGATATCAATGCCAAGCATGAGTGACAGTAACTTCGATTCACTTTATGTACTGATGAAGGGGGAACCGGGCCTACGTAAGTCTACACAGGCTCTATCATTTCCCGGTCCTCAGTATTGGTTCTCGTGGGATCGTAAGATGAATAGTATCTATCTACCCATGAAGAAGTGGGGGATAGATCCCAAAC